CTACAATTTCGACGGAGCGAAGACCGATGAGGAAATCACGAAAATGGATGAGCAGGTGGAAGCTCCGGAAGTTGAAAAACCTGAACCAAAAACAAGACGTCGAGGAAGACCGAAAAAATCAAAGCTGGAAGAAAAAGTTGAAGAAATAACGGCAACCGAAGAAAAACCGAAACGCAGACGCAGAAAAACACGTACTGCCGATGATGCGCCGTTATCAATCGACGATGATACATTACCATTTTAGTTAGAAAAGGAGAGTGAACATAAATGTTAAATTTCAAAGAGTTAAATGAAAAATTTGGAGGAAAGAAGGCGCTTGACAGTTTAGCAGAAGCGCAGAAAAATAACTTCCCGGAAGTGGACGAAGGAACATACGTTTGTAAATTGGAAAAGCTGGAGCTGGGCACATCCAGGAACGGTGCGCCAATGGTTAAAGGCACATTTAAAATTTTAGACGGTGAATTTAAAAAACAAAAGCTATTTTACAATGGTGTAATGGCTGCGAAGGATCCTTCCAAATCGGGATTCTGTATCCACAATGTTCTTGAGTTTTTGAAAGGGTTAGAAATCTTTGAGCCTGAAGAAATCACATTCACCGGCGATTTCGAAGAATTTAACGATTTATTGTTAGACATTGCCGAAGAATCGGAAGGCGTAAAGTTTCTCATCGAAGTGGAAAAAGACGGCGACTTTAACCGTTTAACGGCGCATGGAATTTATGAGTAGCGAGAAGGAGAGATACGACGCAATTTATGAAAGAGAGTTAGAGCTGGGGAAAATCTGTATTAAATACGGATTTTCCAAGCTCGATTTATATTTGCTTGAGCGAATCAAAAATCGCAAAAAAGTAAATGAAGTAAACTGCGTTATTGACAAAAATATCACGCTTGAAGATTTAGAACGAATGGCAGAATTAAAAATATGGACGATATGAGCAGAAAATCAATTGCCATTAATACTAAAACCGGGGAACAGTTTAGCTTTGACACTTTAAAAGATTTGGCTTACTTTTTCGGAAAAAACAAAGGGTGGGCGATTGGTCGTGCTAAATATGCCCGCTCCGATGATTTTATGTATAAAGAATGGCACGTTTATTTAGAATCGAGGTGATGTTGGGAATATGAATTTAATATTCTATGATTGACTTCGAAGTAACAAAATGTGACTGGCTGGTTGTATTTATTTATGGCGATTTTGAAACGTGGCATAGGAAAGTTGTTTGCAATGATCCAGCTACTTTATCAGCATTTTATGATATCCACAAAAACGATTTGTTTATCGGTTACAATAATACGTCTTATGACTGTTACATTTTAAAATCTATTTTGTTGGGGATAAATCCTTATTCTGTAAGCAACTGGATAATCCAAGGCGGTAAGGGTTACCAATACGACCAGAGATTTTACAAAATTCCAATGTACAACTACGACACCATGACAGATAAAAAATATGGTCTTAAGCAGTTAGAAGCGTTCATGGGTAACCGTATCAAAGAGACCGATGTTCCGTTTGACATCGACAGAAAAATGACACGTGATGAGCTGGTACAGACGGTCGAATACTGCATACACGATGTTGAACAGACAATTGAAGTGTTTATGCGACGGATTGATGATTTTAACGCTCACATAAACATTATTAAAACGTTCAAACTGCCATTTTGGAGTATTTCCAAAACAAAAGCCCAGTTGGTTGCGTTGGCATTAGGTGCAGAAAAACAGGAGCATGACGATGAATGGGACATCGTGCCGGTTGATACGCTGCGCTTGAAAAAATATAAGTATGTGCAGGATTGGTTTCTAGATCCTATCAACCATGATTACGATGTATCGTACACTACGAATGTTTGCGGGGTCCCACATCAATTTGGCTGGGGCGGATTGCATGGAGCGCCAGCTCATCCGATACATCGAAAAGGTTTATTGCTTCACGTCGACGTTACTTCTTATTATCCGTCTTTGATGATTCGATATGACTTATTGAGCCGAAACGTTGAGGACAAGGAGATTTACAAGGGTATATACGATACCCGGGTGAAATTGAAAGCCGAGGGTAAAAAAACCGAGCAAGCGCCGTATAAAATCATCCTTAATTCAACATACGGTATCTGCAAGGATAAATATAATCCGATGTATGACCCAAGGCAGGCAAGCAATGTGTGTATCAATGGACAGTTGCTACTACTGGATTTGTTGGAGCACTTAGAGGGACACATGGAGCTGATACAATCGAATACGGACGGTTTGATTATCCAAATACCTGATACCGATGAAGCGTTCGACACCGTTGACGATATTTGCTATGAATGGGAACGGAGAACCGGGATGTCATTAGGCTTTGACGTCATTACAGAAATTTGGCAAAAGGACGTGAACAATTACATTTTCCGGTTTGAAAATGGAAAGCTGGAGCGTAAAGGCTCATACGTCAAAGAACTAAACGAGCTTGATTACGATTTAGCGATTGTCAATAAAGCCATTGTCGATTACATTACTGCAGGTATCCCGATCGAAGATACAATTAATAATTGTACTGTTTACAGAGACTTTCAAAAAGTCGTGAAAGTGTCTGGTAAGTACGTTTGTGGATTCAAGGACGGAAAACCGTTAAAAGACAAGACGTTCCGGGTGTTTGCGTCGAAATCAAATAAAGACGGACAAATTGGAAAAATGAAAAACAAGAACGGAAAAATGGTAGTAGAAAAGTTTGCCAACACTCCGGAGCATTGTTTTATTGACAACGAGGACATCAACGATAAACCAATCCCGGAAAAGCTGGACCGAATTTACTACATCAAATTAGCTTATAAGCGATTGAAATCGTTCGGCTTTGATGATGAACGTTTATTGTAGAAAGGGGAATGATATGTATGATTTATTTAAAGGCTACATTCCTTTGAAAAATAAAAGGGCACTGATACCATTTAAGAATAAAAGCGCCGATGAGTTGTTCGACTACGAACAGGCGCAGAAATATGACGAGTTTGCCGGGATCCTTAACGATAATACGGTACTTATCGACATCGACAATAAGGAACAGGCAGATATACTCGATTCGATTGTTGATGAATTAAATTTAAATTGCCGGGTCTATCAGACGAAACGTGGAAAACATTTCTTATTTTTGAACAATGGACAAGTTACGAAAAATGGAAACGGAAAGGCGCTGGCTTGTGGTCTTAAATCCGATATAAAAATCGGAGCGCACAACAGTTACAGCGTGCTGAAACAGGACGGAGCAGAACGAGAGATTTTATATGACATCGATAGTGACGAGGAATATCAGACGTTGCCAAAATGGCTACTGCCAGTAAAAGCCGATTACGGTTTTGTTACAATGTCAAACGGTGACGGACGGAATCAAGCGATGTTTAATTACATATTAGCGTTACAGTCCGAGGGATTCACGAAAGATGAGATTCGGGAAACGCTGCGCATAATCAATGATTATGTGATGAAAGAGCCGTTAAAGAAAAAGGAACTTGAAACGATATTGCGTGACGACAGTTTTAAAAAGCCGGTTTTCATGGAGAAAAATAAATTTCTGCATGACAAGTTTGGCGATTATTTAATCAACGAACATCGATTGAAAAAAATAAACGGAGTCATCCATAAATTTCAAAATGGGGTTTATGTGCCGGCAGACATCGAAAATCTAACGATACAATACATTCCCGGTCTGACGCAAAGACAACGCAAGGAAGTTGTCAGTTATATTACCCACAAGCAGATTGAAAACAAACGATTATCCGACGCTAATTACATAGCTTTCAAAAATGGGGTTTATAATTTAAAAACGCATGTTCTAGAGGATTTTGACGACGAACTAATATTAACCAATCAAATCCCATGGAACTACTCAGAGAAAGCCTATAATGAGCTGGGGGATGAATTACTAAACAATCTTGTCTGTAACGATAAACCAACGAGATTATTGCTTGAGGAAATGATCGGGTATACATTTTTCAGACGAAACGAACTAAGAAAAGCATTCATGCTCAAAGGTACAAGACGAAATGGAAAGTCGACATTTGTCGATATGCTCAAATGGCTATTAGGCGAATCAAATTACAGCAGTTTGGATTTATCGGATTTTAACCATGAGTATAAACTAGCTGAATTAAATGGCAAGCTGGCAAACCTAGGCGATGACGTCGAGGATGACTATATCCCGAGTGCCGGTAAATTTAAAAAAGTTGTGTCGGGCGAAACGTTAACTTCAAACGTGAAGTACTTCGATCCGATCCAGTTCAATCCTTACTGCAAATTGATATTCACCGGGAATACCATACCAAGGCTTGGAAAGGGCAGGGATTCCGCAGCGATTTTAGACCGATTGATTATCGTTCCGTTTAATAATTATTTTTCGGGCGAAAATGGGGGCACATGGATCAAGTACGATTTACGTAAACCCGAAGTCATGGAATATATGGTACGAGTTGGCATAGAAGGTCTTGAACGAGTTTTGAAAAACAATGGATTTACGACCACAAATGAAATTGCAAATGAGCTCAACGAATACGCAGAAACGATAAATCCAATCTTGTTATTCTTTGCCGAAATTGGTGATGATATGTTGGATAAGCCTACAAAATGGGGTTTCAATCAATATGAACAATTCTGCATTGACAATCGTTTGAAAGCAGTAAGCCATATTGAGTTTTCGAAACAAGTAAAAGAGCAACTAAAATATAAAATCAAGGATGTCAGAATTGACGGTAAAGTAAGGAAGGTGTTTAAGAAGTGAAAATTGATAAGGTTCATTGTCTGTTTGAACAGTCGGGAACTTTTAAAAATGAATTTAAAAAGTTGGGATATGCTGCAGAAGATTACGACATTTTAAACGACTTTGGGGAAACCGATCATATAGTCGATTTATTTGCCGAAATTGACAAAGCATATGAGGGCGAGCCAAGCATATTTAACGATATGAGCGACCAGGATTTAATCCTGGCTTTCTTCCCATGTACCCGATTTGAAGACCAAATCATCATGGGTTTTCGTGGCGAACTATTTCAAATGAAAAATTGGTCTGATTTAGATAAGGTGAAATACGCTAGGAAGTTACATTTTGAATTGTCGGAGTTATATGACAAAATCTGCAAACTTTTCATAATTTGTCTCCGGGGGAGGCAAAGACTGATAGTTGAAAATCCTTATTCAACGCAGCACTATTTGGTCAGATACTTTCCAATCAAGTCAAGTATGATTGATAAAGACCGACATAAAAATGGAGATTACTACAAAAAACCGACGCAGTATTGGTTTATAAACTGTAAACCCGAATTAAATCTTTTGTTTGAACCAATCGAACCAATCGAGCGAAAACGGGTGGAAGTTATCAATGACAAAGTCGCCCGGAGCTTGATACATCCACAATATGCGAATAGATTTATTCGAGAATTTATATTATGAAAGGAGATTAGAAAATGACCGAAGAAAATAAAACTACACGTAACTCACTGATTAAAGATTTAAGATCGGATCGAGAGAGATTACAAAAGTTATATGGAAAATTAGAATCAGAGTATGATGATTTAAACGAAAAATACGAAATTTTGGCAAAAGAATACCACGAGATGTGTGAACATTGTAATTTATTGATAAAGCGCCGGGATGAAACTTACTCCGAGGGTTTCCGAAACGGGCAAAAAGACTTTCAGATTAAAGCGAAAAAAATTCTTGATACATTTGATAAGTGGGACGCCGATGTACTGGTCGATGTGTTTGGTGTATCAACAAACATTGAACTACTAAATGATATTAAAACCAACTATGAAAAAATCATTGCGTATGAAAAGAAGAAAGAAGAGATTCATATTGGTGATGAAGTGGTAGATAAAAATGGGAAGAAGTATGTTGTTATACATTTAGTGGGTGTATTTATGTACGCAATGTCGAGCAGTGGCGAATCCTATACATTTGGATATTCGGACGTATCAAAAACAGGTAAGTATTATCCGATTGACGAGATTCTAAAGGAGTTGGAATAAATGAATAATCAATCATTACAAAATGAGTTAGATTTACTTGAGTGGGAAATAAATGATATTGATGACGAAATTACAGCGTTGGAACTTAAACGGGCAGAAAAAATAGCTCGGTACAACGAGTTAAAAAAGGAGTTGGAATAAATGAAATATGAAGTACTTGTAACTATGCATTATCGTTGCGAAGTTGAAGCAGAAAATAAATCGGAAGCGCAGATAAAAGCGACTGAAGAAGCACGTACGTTCTGCGAAATATACGGTTGGTGGGATTATGATATCGAGGAACTTGAAGATGACTAATTTATTTTCAATCTTATGGAAGTGTGTTATTACTTCGTCATTAGTTGAATTAACGGCTAGGCGGTTTGCAGACACGAAAAATTTGATTTATCGATCATTGTTTATTTTTGCGTTAATTTGTATGACTTTGTGGATATGGGGGTTATAAATGATAGTTTTAAAAAATGATTATGAGATTGTAGCCGATAACAATCAATATATATTAAGACACAAAACGGTTCCAAAATCGGGAAAAATTTATTATTCAATCATCGGGTATTATACGCAGTTAGCCGGGGCGCTGCGTGGATACTTAAACGACTGCATAAAGGTCGAAGTATCCAAACAGGAACATCAGACGATACATGAAATTTTAGATTTGATTCACGAATTATCGAACTACATTAACGAAGAAATGGGGGATGTGTAAAATGTGGATTTTCAACCAAAACAAAACGATGTTTATAAAATGCGATACGGTATTTATCAGACAATCAATGAACAATAAAGACTTATATGAAATTAGAGGTAGGCGAGCTGGTCGGGAAGGATCGGATGTACTCGGAGTGTATAAACGTAATGTGGCATACGAGATATTAGAGTGGATGACTGGCATATCAACGGCTCAACCGTTCATCATGCCAAAGGATTAAACGATATGGGATACTTAGAAATCACACCTAAAATGGTTAGAGAGGTTTTATTCGAGAAAACCGTATACGTCGTAATATTTAGAGGTTTTGGTGGGTTCGATTACAAATTTGACGAGGGCTTTTATAATTTGTCCGAATGGCAGTTAGGAGAAATCAATATATTACTCAAACGCGGTGGTGAGCGTGTTAAATATTTTATCGAGGAATCTAAATGACCGATAAAGAGTTAGAACGCATTATCGATATGACGGTCGACCGTACCGTAAAGCGATTGATTGAAAGCAATAAAATCAAGTATCAGAAAACAACTCCTTTCAAAAAGACGGAAGAAATGTTGTATCTGTATCCTTGTTTATCGCCAACAAACGAATCACGTTTAAAAGTTGATAAAGCGTTGAAAAATATCGAGCACATGAAGTACTTCGACATTATCAAATTGAAATACTGGGATAAAATATCACATGAAAAGTTGGCAGAGATATACGATGTTGAAGTTTCCACAATTTACAATCAGAAAAAAAATCTTGTAAGGATCCTTTCAATGTATCTTTTCCCGGAAGAATCTGCAGAGAGAATATTGAACAATTAGGCACTAATTTTAGTGCCTTTTTATTTCTGTAAAATTACCAAAACTGAAAAAACTTCAAAATCGACGCTATTTCAAAACGTTCATTTTTCTGAAAAAATGGAACTTGAAAGAGGTGATTTTTATGACATTACAAACATTCATTATGGGTGCGATAATTTGTGAAGCGCTCATTTCGTGGGGCAAAACAATTTATACCGAACATAAATTACAATGGGAAATTGTGGCATCCTTATTAATTGCTTGTGTACTTGTCTTTGATTTAAATTTGAATTTTTTTAGCTTGATTGGTTTGACGGAGCAGTATCAGATTATCGGAATGGCATGCACTGCCGTTTTCTTGTCCAGAGGTTCGAACTATGTCTTTGAGCTTTATGACCGTTTAACAAATTGGAAGCGTGACGACAATGGACAGTAATATGATCGTGGCGATTGTCTGTTCTGTCTTTGCTTCCACTGGGTTTTGGGCAGTTGTGAACAACATTTTAACGAATAAACGAGCGAACAACTCGAATGAACGTGAAGCATTGTTGGGATTACTGCATGACAGGATCTATATGATTTGTAAATCCAAAATTAAAGCCGGTGAGATTTCGGTCGAAGAATATGACAATCTGAACTACTTATATGTTCCGTATATCGCATTAGGTGGTAACGGGACTTGCAAGAAGTTAAAGACAGAAGTCGACCAGCTACCAATTGTGGACGGTGAGTAATTTTGGGAAGACCTGGAAAATATGAAACACACGTAAAACCGAGATTTGACGAAATCCAAAAATGGGTTGAAAACGGAGAGACCGAAAAAGACATCGCCAAAAAATTAGAAGTCCATGACAAGGTACTTCTTAAATATAAGCGCCAACATCCGGAGCTTGCGAAACTGTTTATTGACAGCCGTCGTAAACCGGTGTCGGAAATTAAAACGGCAATGCTGAAAGCAGCGTGCGGTTATTACTATACCGAAACTAAAGTTACGGAATCTGACAAGGACGGACGGAAAGTCGAGACATTCACTAAGTACGCAAGACCGGACGCAACCAGCGCACTAATATTGCTAAAGCACTGGGATAAAGAAACCGAATGGACAAGCGATCCGGCTACGCTCCGGTTAAAGAAAAAAGAATTGCAATTAAAAATTGACGAATCAAATAAGTGGAAGTAACACGAACCGTAACGACGGTGAGTGAAAATGAAAGGATGTGAGCAAATGCTAAATGGAATAGATATAAGTATGCACCAACGTGGATTGGATTTATCAAAGGTCAAATCTGACTTTGTAATTATGAAAGCAACTGAGGGAATCGGGTACAAGGATCCTTGCTTTGATTCATTTTACAAACAGGCGGAAAAGTTAGGTAAGAAGTTAGGTGTCTATCATTTTGCTAGACCGACAAAAGATAACGATCCTGTCAAAGAAGCGCAGTGGTTTTATTCACAGGTTAAGCACTGCGTTGGCAAAGCTATTTTAATTTTAGACTGGGAAGCGGAGAATATGCACAATGTCGCATGGGCGAAAAAGTGGCTCGACGAGGTTTACAAGCTGACCAAAGTTAGACCGATGTTTTACACATACGAAAGTTGTTTATTGCATTATGATTGGTCGCCATTAGCCAAGGCTTCCTATGGTTTGTGGGTTGCAA